CAACTTGTTACGATATCTCATCATAACATCACGAAGGTATTGTTCTGCCTTAACTTTAGGTAGATTACCAACGTCAATATAGAATATTCTTCTTTCTGGTGCTCTTGATAATCTGTATATAACAAGACTATCCTCAATCATCCTAAGTTGATTGAGTGACTTAATTGCTTTGTGAAGATAAGAAAGTGTTGATCCCTTATTTCTATCTACTAATCCAGAAGTACAATAGGTAATTGCATCCTTTGCAATTTTAACTCCTTGACTTGGACCTTTTGCATTAATGTTACCAGTAGGGTAAATACCCTTCTGATTGTAAATAAAATACTCTTCGATTTCTGGGAAGTCATAATCCATTGGATCATCCCCAGTATTTGAAATCTTATACTTATCTGATTCTTTTTTCTTTTCCTGTCTTACATAACGCATTTTCATTGCGTCTATGTATCTCATTTCCTGAATACCATCTTGTGGATTCTTTAAATCAATTATCTTGTGATAATAGATTCTTCCATCAACATACCAATTCCTATAAATTTCATGTGCTTTTTTATCAAAGTCCATAATATCCAATAGATATCTGAACTCTTTTCTAATCTTATCCTTAATACCATCACTAGCATTAAGGTTAGAAAGTTCAATTTCTACTGGAGTATCATTAGTATCTGATACAATTGCTTCATTTACAATATCTTCAATAGCACTATCCGCTTCTGGATGAAGTGCCATTTCACGATATCTTTTGATCAAATCAAATTCAGTTCTATAGATACCTTCGATATCTACATAAGAACCAAAAAATCCAGAAGACATATAATGGTCACTCCCATCCTCGTTATTCGGAGGTATGGGAGAAACAGCGTCTTTGGATAGTGTTTGGTCATCCTCGATTGAGAACCCAAATAATTTTGCCATGATTTATTCTTATCCTACGACTATTTAGTTAGCCATTTGGACCGCCAGCCCCAGCGAAACTGAAGGACTGAACTTGGAAATCAACTGTGAAATCTTCGATTGCATCTGTATTATCATAAGATAAATCTATTGCAGATACTGCTGTTGGGAAGATGTCAACAAATTCATACTCCTTAAGTACTGCATTAGCAGTTCCAGTGTTTGACTTACTATTTGCTTGAGAACCTCTACCTAGTTGATACACTTTAGCATTTACCATATATGCTGATGGATCTGTTGCACCCAAGTTATTATCCAACTTGGCAATTAAATCTACCCACTCTTCAAATGCATTTCTAAGTTTAAATCCTTCATCATTAATTATAGTTACTGTCCATGGATCAATAACTCTGTCACCTGCTATTTTAAAAATACGACCTCTAAACGGGACATCTATGTTTCCGATGCTGGATTGTGGTAACGATGCTGCTTTCGCCATATAGCGGAAGTTGTCTGCATCCCACGTAATCCCTGCAGGTAGAGTTGTGAGCTCTACCTCGAATAAATTAGACCTTGCACCACCACCAATAAGGGCGGCTTTAAAGTTAGAGATAGTTTTGTTCTCTCTAGTTGATGCCATAATTCTTTGCTCTCCTGTTAGTTATTTAGATGAATTAATGGAATTAAACACGACCAGCGACTTCATCGAAGCTAACACCAGTTCTAGTAGCAACAAATGTAAGAGTTACATAGTTGATAGACTTGGCAGGCTTCAGATAGATGTCTGCTCTAAACTCATTGTTATCAATAACATCTGGAGTGTTATTAGTTGTGTCGCAAACAACTAGGAATCCGTAGAGTCCACGTTTTGCTTCAACATCTCTCAGATATGGTTCAACAATGTTTCTAAAGTTTGCTCTCGTTAACTCATCATTTAACTCGAAGAGTTGTGCTTCTGCAGCCTTCTGCAGTGCTTGCTCTATAGTTAGGAATAGACGACGAACGTTAATCCTATCAAATGCTGATGCATATGCGAGTGCGGTTTTATCTCCAAAGAGAAGTGTTCCTGTACCAGGTTGTGTAATAACAGCGTTAATTCTGTTAGGATACAGTTGATCTCTTTGATCCTTGGTTGGGTTATATGCAAGTTTAATTGCATTGTTTATGATACCTCTTTGCTGTCCTGCAGGAGAGAACCAAGGATAAGCAACGATATTTGTGCGACACATTAGTCCAGCAACGTCTCCGTTAGTTGGAACGTATCTAAATTCGTTGTTAAATCTGTCATAGGTGTACTTGTAACCACTATCGAAGATTCCGTAAGAGGAAGATGATAGAGGAGCGAAGTATGTAATCAGGTTAGTAGTCTGAGTTGTTGTGTTTGTTATGTTAACAAGGTCACCTCTATGAGGTCCAACACATGCAACACAGTCTTTTCTACTTCCAGCAATGCTTATCAAGCTATTTGCTTTTGCCTGTGATAGGTCTCTGGCACCTAAACCAGGCCCCATGATTAGGTAATCTACCTGAATCTCATCTTTGTTAGCGAACTTATCGTAAGATGTCTTCAGAGAACCTAGTGTGGCAGTCATTCCACCATTCTGTCCTATCTCAGGAATTCCAGCAGCGTAGTCAACACCACCACCAAATTTGTAAGTAACATTTCCGATTGCGGAGAATGTTGTATCTTGTGCTTTTTGTCCCCACAAACCTTGTGCAGTTGTGTATGCAACACATGCAGTTCCGAATCCAGTTGCGATTGGATTGGTCTCCCAATAACCATCAGCAGCTGCGGATACGTTATATCCTGCGTAGATGTTATCTGAGAAGTCTGCAAGATACTGCTTGTAGTATATCTTTTGAGGAGAATTGATTGCAGAAATTGCATCTTCTGCCTTAGACAATCCAATGTGCTTCTCAAGAACAGCACCTTGAATTCCACTGATAGTACCAAAGTCATCAACAACAGCAACGTGCATACCATCACCTTCACCATTTCTATCCGTTACATAAACGTTAGAAACTGGTTTTGGAGCAAGAGACTTCCAGAAAACTGTTGAGTTTTCTAGTCCTAGAACTTGTTGATCATACCAATCAACTACAGATGTTGGTGTATAAGTACCAACCGTTGCAGCAAGACCAGTATTAATACCAGCATTGTTAACAAACATCAATGAATCAGATGTATCAAATGATGCATACTGAGTGTATTGCTTGTAATCTATCTTAGTCTCAGTTCCTGCACTAGAAACTCTAGATACAATCTTTATATCGACTTTAGAAAGACTATTAGTTGAGTCGGTTGAAACACCAGTGACGATACCTTTTAGATATCCACTGAAACCTGAAGTGCTACCAGCACCAGGTATGACAACACTAGACAATGTTGCGGTTACACCATATCCAATGATGGCACCTGCATTCGTTAGGTTATCAGTTGTAATACCAATTGTTTGGTCTGCTAGGTCATCAATGACGCAAACCTTCAAACCATTCGCCCAAGAACCAGGGTTCTTAGAACCATATGTAAACTCTGTTGATGATATCCAATTCTCTTGATAATCATCGTAATTCTTAATCTTCAAATATCCTGCAGTTGTTGATGCAATTCCAACACCAGCATTTGAATTGTTAAGGGTTGTTCCGTCAGTACGGCAAACTTTTAAGACTCCCCCGTAAGAAAGATAAGATGCTGCAGACATCCAGTACTCATATTGGGCATCCGTTGATAACGGTTTACCAAATACGTTGATTAGATCCTCTTCTGTAGATATATCAATTGGATCATCAACGGGACCAATCCTAAATGGACCAGCTATAGCACCGATATTATCCAGTACATTCTCAGCTCTTCCTACGGTAAGGTCAACCTCTCTCGTTAGTACACCAGGAGATAATTGAGGTGTCGCCATGCTTTCGACTCCGATACTCAGTATTTCTGAAAATATTTATTCTTTTGGATGTTTACATATAGTCCCACATGTAATTCATACCACCACCTTTGTCTCCATACTCGTCTGTATGCCATCTATCACCTTCTGCATCAACAAAACTTTCTTGTTCAAAACCATCTGAAATAAATCCAAAAGGTGCCATATCTTGTTCTATCTGATTCTTTTGTTCGTCATATAATCTTTTTCTTACATCTTGATCGGTAAGTTCTTTGAAATAATCCTGTGCAACTAACCATGCATATATTACAAGACACATTGCAAGGTCATCATTGCATCCATCTTCTGCCTCAAATGAATTATTCTTTTGAATAAATGTTGTTAACTCACTTAATATTTCATAATCCTTGAATAGTAATTTATCAGACTCAATAATAGTCTTTAAGTTAAGAGAACCAACTTTCTTTACAGTCTTAGACATCTTAACGCCAAGTTGTGTCTTTTTACCAGAGAAACCCTGACCCACAACCTGTCCTGCTCTACCTCTCATAGAACACATTAAGAGATTTTCATACTCCAAATCATAATTTATAATTGCTGCTACTTGATCTCCAACATCATTTACTTCACATAGAATAAATGCTTGATTATATTTTGATGATATTTCATATATGATACTTGGAAATAGCATAGGTTTAATATCATTATTCCTATATTTTGCTACTACCTTATGTGGGAATGAAGTAATATCTATAATAACAAAAGCAGAGTAATCTTTTTCTACTCCACGAGCAACGTCTACCGTACAAACATAATCATGACCTTTTTCTGGTTCTTCATACACATCAAGTCCTGCACTTGATGTCATTGGGTTTTCATATACAAAAGATCTTAATTTACTAGGTGCAATAAGAGTATCAACAGATCCTAAGAACTCACATTCAAACTCAACTTTAAACTGTGCTTCAGATGTGTTAGCAATAGTTTGTTGTTTCCACTTCTCATCCCTACCAGGAACTTCACTCCAATGTACGTCTGTTGGTGTATATTCATTCTTTCCTCTTTCTGCGTCGTGCCAATACCTATAAAAATGATTCATCCCGTGAGGGGTAGAAACCATTATGACTTTCGTGCTTTTACCAGAAGTAATAGTAGGATAAACAGAGGCAAAAAACGAATCAGCAATATGATTTGGAACGAATGCAAACTCATCCAAAAACAAGATATTGAATGACATTCCTCGAACAGCTGAGGCACTAGTCGAAGCAGCCAAGATTTTGGAACCATTTTCTAACTCCAGTGAACCTCTATTCCATGACAAGACACCTTGTTGCATCCATTTAGGAACATTCTCATATGCCGTTTGTAAACGACCTAATAGTTCCCGTGCAGTTGCTGCCTTGTTAGCAAGAATACCAATATTTACACTATCATTAAAAAGCAAATAATGCAACAGGTATGATATACATGTAGTAGACTTACCTGTCTGACGAGGCATCTTACATATATTAAATCTCTTCTCGTGGAAATTCTTAATTAAACCTTCTTGGAAATCATAAGGCATGAATGGTTGTAAACCATGGTCAAGAGTAACAATCTTTACATGCTGTTTTGCAAAATAAACAGGATCATGCTTACATGCCATATATTCCAAAAGTTGCTCTTGAGTAAATTCAAGAGGAACGTTTGCTTTTTTTAGGTTCGGGTTACCTAGATAAATGTCATCAACTACAGGCATAATTAAGTCATTTCATATTTTCCAAATTGTAATGGTTGTCTCAAATTCATTTGATTATCATGATCTAGGGTTTTTTTAAGTAATTCTAATGTTTTTTCTGTCCTATCTACTTTCTTTTCTAATTCTTTAATTTTGTCCTCCGACTTGGAGGATTGGTTCTCCAGGTTCATGGTCCGATACTTGGTAGTTCCACAGTTTAGATCCAGGATATACTTTCTGCAGTTGGTCCTGAACTTCTTTCCGTGTTGGTCTTTTGACTGAAGGGAAGAACATTTTTATCATGTAGTTCTTTCCTCTCCATGCTAGATATGTGTCTATAATATTTCCGACTTTATTATAGTCTGGAAGTTTTCTTGCTTCCTTTAATGGATCTTCGTATTGTATATTTGATTGTGGAACCTTCATAGGTTCAGGTTTAATAACATCCACAAACTCAAATTCACGGAACTTAATGTCCCCCGTGGCATCTTCGACCTGAATACCACAATTCTCTAAAGCAGCAATTTGTGCTGGGCCCATTCTGTAATAAAAATACAAATACTTAGTTATTTATCTCTTTATCTTGTTCTACTAACTTTTCGTAATACCTTAAGCGTCTTCTAAGCACCAAAACTTGCTGCTGGAGTTCTGCTTTCTCCTCCTCCAGAAGTTCTATTTCGTCCTGGTAAATTATTATACTCATAAAGGTATTTAATCACTTAACTATTTCTTCATCTTCACACTCCTTAGCAAAATCTCCTGCCATCTGTCCTCCTATCTCTGCTCCTTGATCCATACCCATCATTGTAGTTGCACCAGCAAGTACCCATCCAATTATAGGAATAGATGCCATACCAGTCTGAGTAACAACAGCAGTTCCAACACCACCACCTACTAATCTACCTGTTCCTTCTCCAGAACCTTTCTTCTTAATACAAGCAATTTGTTTTGCAGTTAATCCACCACCACTCTCTTGTATTCCTTTAGTATAATATTGTTCATGTGTCTTTACTTTACTCCTACTTAATCCTAAGAACCCACCAGGTCTATCTACTTCATTGGTAGTTATTAAGACTTTAGGATCATGTGCTCTATATTTAATACGATATCCATTTGCACCTGCTTCTACTTCATAAGAAGTATATTCTCCAATAGGAAGATCTAGTTTAGGAAATTTTGTTCCTTGAGATAACATCCCAATCATACCGATATGGGATATCCCAATCAGAGTTCCTAAACTATAACCAATAAATTTTTTCATAACTTATATAGTAATTTCTATCGAGTCATCATCCATTTCCCACTCTTCTGTGACTTTGATACCCAACTCTTCCAGCACAGTATGTACAGCAGTTCTAACGTATTGTTGGGTGGTGGTACTAGCATTTAATAACTCCTGTTCATTTACAGTTCCTTCTTTTGAGATACTGATTTTCATGATAAAATTATGTGTGAAGTTACTATAGCATAGATTTTCTATCCGTGCAACTGAATCACATGTACTACCACTGCTATCCAGATTCCTTGAAGAAGTAGAAGGTTAAATTTCTTGTTTATTATCATACTGTAAGTGTAGAGGATTTAACTGTAACTGTTGCAGAAGATGAACTTCCCATATTTACTTGCATTAACATATTACCACCACTGATGGTTGTTGTAAAGGTTCCTAACATATCCCCTGTTGCAACTGCCCATTGTTCAACAATGGTTGCAGTTGTACCATCATGAATTAATCCATATTGACCTGCTTGATATGCAGAACCCTGTGTGATTACTACATCAACAACTGCAGCACGATATGTAGATGCAGAAAGTGTTGCAACTGTTGTAGCACTTGTAGATGAAACAGCAGTATCTGCTTCTGATGGGATACCAGATATATTAGTTAATCCAGAACCATCTCCAACAAGATTAGTTGCTGTAATAATACCACAAGTGATATTACCATTAGCAAATAGAGTAGCAGCAGTACCTACATTAGTTTGCCCTGACAGAGTGATTGCTCCGTCTGCAAGGGTCATTAAGTCTGTATCACTTGTATGACCGATAGTAGTTCCATTAACTATTACATTATCAACTGTAAGTGTAGTAAGTGTTCCTAACGATGTAACATTTGCTTGTGCTGCAGTTTGTAAGGTTCCTGCTAATTGAGTAGCAGTAAGTCTTCCTGTACTTGGATTGTAAGTAAGATTACCATCCATTTCCAGTCCTACATTACCAGTAGAACTTGTAGCATCCTCAACAAATGTAATTAAATTATCTTCATCTGTGCTCTCATTATCTGTAACTAATACATGACTAGAGTTAGTTGCATTGGTTACTGTGACACCTGCAATATGCGTATCTAACGCTGTACCATTAACAGTATATGCATCTGCTTCTAATGTTCCATCGATATCCGCATTC